TCCAGTTATGATATTACAGCTGCTGCTGCTACTGCTGGTATTGGGCAAGCGCCTGATCGCCGCCGATTATACGATTTTTCAGATAAGGTTGCTGAATTAGCACCCGAAGAATCACCGTTTTTTGTATACCTTTCAAAAGTTGCAAAAGTACCAACGGATGATCCTGTATTCAGGTTTCTAGAAAATCGTTCCAAGATTGATTGGACTACTCGTAACTTTAAAATGGCTGCTGGTGTAAATGGGGGCTCTGCTGTAAGCGCAGGAAGCTCTTACACATTTACAGTTGATGCAGATAGTGCTACGGGTGGAACAGCTTCTGGCGGTGCGTCGGTTGATTTCCTTACAAAAGGAATGGTTTTTGCCATAAATACTGTTAGTGGAGCTGCTGGTTATTCACAGACTTTAGTTCGTGTAGAAAGCGCTCCTGCTGACTTAGGCACATCTACTTCATTTACTGGTAAGGTTATTAATATATCTAATACAGTAACTTCTGGAGATAGCGCTATTACGGGTGAAGACATTATCGCTGATAATGATAATTGTCAAGTAATTGGCACTTCATTCCAAGAAGGAAGTGGATCGCCTGATGTATGGTCTAGCGAAATCGAAGATGATTTTGGCTATACGCAGATCTTTAAAACCGCAGCTGAAATGTCAAATACGGCAATTGCTACTCGTTATCGTGGTTATGCAAATGAATGGGAGCGCATTTGGGCTCTTAAACTTCGTGAGCATAAGGTGGATATCGAAAGGTCGTTGCTGTTTGGTCAAAGAGCTCGTGTAAGCTCTATTCAATATACCGAAGGAATTGTTGGACACGTTCTAAAGAATGGTAAGGCAATTATTGGTACTGGCGATATGAGTTACACGGCTGGTGAACCGTATTTTAGGAGTGTAGGTAGTTCAGAGTTGACGTATGATCGTTTACTTTCAGATATGGAAGTAATGTTCGACCCAGCTCGTGGCGGAGCAAGTGAAAAGTTAGTTCTTGCAGGTCTTCCTGTAATAACTTTCTTTAACAAACTTGGTTCAAGTTCATTCTTGAGTGCAAGTATGTCTCATAATGCTAACGCTGCTTTAAGTGGAGCTGCTACAACTACTAACCAAGCCCCATATAGAATGGCGTTGGAAGAACGCGCAGGCGCTTTTGGTCATAAAGTATATACTATTGAAACTGTTCATGGTACTATGCATTTGGTCAAAGAGCCGCTATTTCGCGGTATTTCTGCCAACTTTATGGCAATGGTTGATATGAGTAAAGTATCTTACAGGCCATTAGTAGGTAATGGAATTAATCGCGATACGTCAATTTTAACTAACGTACAAAACTCTGATGAAGACTTGAGAAAGGATATGATCCTTACCGAAGCAGGCTTAGAAGTCACGCTTCCAGAATCTCACGCGCTTTATCAGGTAGAACTGTAAGGAGGTTAATGAATGTATAATAAGTCATTAAATTCTAGTAGTGGAAGTCACAATACTAAAAAACGCGCAATACAGAAAATTGACAATGGCGCTGCTGTAACAAGAACATTAACGGATGCTGAGTCTGGGACTCTATATCTTGTTGATATGTCAACAGTAGATAACAACGTTGCAATAACTCTGCCAACAGCTTCAGGTTCTGAAGGTGTATGGTATGATTTCTGTTTCACGGTTGATTGTGATGATGATGCAGATTTTTCTGTAACAACTGGCGCTGATGGAACTGATATATACGGTTACATTGTCTGCGGTGCTGCAAACAGTACGGTTGACGATGTTGATGGATTATCAAAAATAACTGTAGATGGTTCAGTGGCACAATCGACAGAAGGAATGCAACTCTCATTCTTATGCGATGGTACCAATTGGCATCTTAGCGGATACAATGTTACTGCAATTGGAACTGTTCTTATTGTAGAATCTGCTAGTGCTTAATTACCTGAATATATAAAGGTAAACAGTTTTGGATACTGTGGGGCTGGTTGAATAAAGGGCTGGCCCCAAAAATCCTAAAAATTTTAAACTTGGAGATATTATGGCTGCTTATGCTAACGTAAAAGTGAAAGTACTTATTCACGAAGCTAACCCGGGCGAGGAAGATGGCTCAACGGGAACAATGGCGAGAGATGTTAAGGATTATGTAACATCTTTAGATTCTACTAGCAATAAAGTTTTATCTATTTCCCACACTCAATTGCGTGGAGATAGAGTATTAACTATGATTGTTGGTGGAGCTTAATGCCTAAATGCCAACATTGCAATAAACCAAATCCAGAGAATTGGTTTTATTGTAGAGAGTGTGGTAAAAGGGCCTCTGCGCCAAAATTTACAACAAACTCTTTTATGAGAACTGAAGCTGGAAAAAGAACGGATGTAGAGTTTAATACTATTTCCTATGAAGAAAGTTTTGATAAAATGAATAAAGCCGATAATCGGTGGAAGGGGTTTTAATATGCCTAAAGTAAGAAAGAAATCTGGTAAAGTTCAAAAGTATCCATATACTAAAAAAGGCAAAGCTGCAGCTAAAAAAGCTCGTAAAAAATCTAGGAGATACTAATAAATGGCAACATTTAGCGCACAAGTAGTAGATTTAGTTGGCGCTTTTAGTGACGAAACTGCTTTAGATTCGTTTATCACAGAAGGTGCTAATGAAGTTATTAATGCTATGCCTCGTGATATGCAGGAGCGCGTAGCGGAAGAAACTTCCTTTTCAAATACTACCACTTCTGAGGGTAGTAAAATACTTCACGTATTAAGAGATGACGGAACAATACATCAACCTTGTAGAAAAATTCCAGCATCAAAAAGAGGACGTATACAAGATTCTTCTGATATGGAATATGCTACCGCAACAGATCCTGCTTATTATGTGCAGGATGCTGCTGTAACTATATTTCCAACTGGTACTGGAAAATTAGTTTCAATCCCTACTTATAATCAAGGGGCAGCTTTAGATGCAAGTAGCCTTAGTACGATAACAAATTTTCCAAATGAAGCTGAATACTTAGTAACTTTATATGCTGCTATAAAAGCATTACAGCAGAATATGAGTGGTAAACTTGGTGACAGTTCTATTACTACAGCATTAGCCTTAGTTAAGGATGCTGTAGATCAAGCAGAAACTGCAGCTGATAAATTTGAAGATAGTACTGAATCTGTTTTTGGCGACGAGGATACTTTTTTAACCGCAAATTCTCAGCTTACAAGAGTTAAAGCTGCTGTAGATAATGCTGAAGATGTTATAAACAGCAACCAGCCTAGCGCCACAACCGATGCTTACGGCGCACAAAATAATGAAGATATAGAATTAGTTCAGTCTGCTTTATCAATCGCAAATACAGAAATTAGCAGAGCCCAAATGCATTTATCAGAATGGATTTCAATTGGCGACATGAGAGCAAAAGAAATTAATGCTTATTTAGCTGAAGCTGATGGATATATTAAAGAGATACAGGTTCGATTATCCGTATTAACAACAGAATATACTTGGATAGAAAAACAACAAGCAAAACTACAGGCTGATTACGATAGAGGAATACAGCTTTTGAGAGCTGGTTAATATGGCTAAAACTTTAGTTACGTTATCAACTACGCCAGCTTGGTCTTCTGTTGCTTTGGGAACTACGCCTTCTATGTCTGCAACTGCTTTACCAACTACGCCTTCTTGGACTGCTACTGCTTTAGGTACTACACCGGCATTTACATCGGTAACACTTCCGTCTATTACTTGGATTATAAGTGGCGGATGGAAAGATGCTAATTTTATTTGGGAAGATGAAACAAGAAATTGGGAGCATATGGGTATGCTTGGAAGGGATTCAGATTAATGGCTGTTCATGCGTTAACTGTTAAAAAAATTATATCAATGGTAAGACAAGTCTTTTCTGATGCGCCAGAAACTTATGTTATGGCTTTAATAAATGAGGCATTAGTTGAGGCTGGTAAATATAAAACAAAAATTGAATATGCAAAAGCTGATGCTGTTGAGGATCAGATGTGGTATACTTTAAGCGATACCAATGCTGGTATTGAAGTAAATAAAGTAATGCGAGTTGATCTTAAAGATAGTAGTGGCGATTACATAAGAATACCAAGACTTCTTGACAATGAAGTACTTAAAATGGATATAACATAATGGCTGTATTAGCACAAGAAGTAACGAAGATAATTTGTGTCGCAGATTCTAGTTCAAGTTTACAAAGTAAATATTTTACCATTTCAGGAATGGGTGCAGATTTTGAACAGAATGATTATTATGTATGGATTGAAGTAGGTGGAAGTGGTGGTACTGACCCAGGTGTTTCTGGAACAGCAATTCCAGTAAGTGTAGCTACTGATGCAAGTAATTCTACAGTAGCTTCAGCTGTTAGTACTGCAATTCATGCTAAAACCGATTTTTCAACATCAGTTAGTACAGCTACTATAACTGTTACAAATGCTGTTAGAGGTTCGGTTACGGATGCAGCTAATGTAAATGCTGGGTTTACTATTACTACAGAAACCGCTGGAACAGGAACTAAAAACAGTAATCATAAGCATCCAGAAGATGATATGGCTTGGTTTATTCAAGATGATCATTTAGCTGTTGTTACAACAAAAGGAAGCGATTCTACAAGTGTTCATTCAAAATTAGGAGATTGGAAGGGAATTGACGAATCTGTTATAGAGGGATTCTTAATTCACTATATGGCAGAACCGGATGCTGTTTCAGCAATTACAGATACACCAGATATAGATAATACGCTTCATTCATTTTTAGTGGATTATGTCAAATGTAAATTATACATGGATAGAGCAGGTCTTCTGTCTTTATCGGATGCAAATGCATCTGCTGTTTCGATGAATCTTTCCAGTCAGCATGAGAGAAAATGGAAAGAATGTTTAATAAAATATGGAAGTAAAAAGCGTGACAAAGTTGGTGGCCCCAGACGGATTATGC